GGGCATTGTGGCCAATAGTTCGCTCTCCAACCGCATGGAATTGATGCAGCGTCTGGATGCGATGGGTCAAGTTGATCCTGAAGCGCAGCAAAAGCAGCAAGTTCAAGAGCAATTAGCCTTGCAAGCAGCCCAAGCGCAGATTGCGGTTAATACGACGCAAGCGGAACAGAATCGTGCTGAAGCTACCAAGATTATGATCGACACTAAGCTGAAACCCTTGGAAGTACAAGCCAAGATTCAGCAAGGATTGACCGCTAACTTGCCTAATCAGGCCGATATGGCTTCGAGAGAGTTTGACAAGCGCGTCAAGGTCGCTGAATTGATGTTGAAAGAAGCCGACATCAAGAACAAGTCGAAAATTGTCGAGCTACAGATGAGCAAAGCCAAGGATAATGTCGTCAATGCTGAAAATGACTTCCTTGATGAACTGCAAAAGGGAATGCAATAATGGATATCGACAAACTGTTTAACGTAGACCAAGTTCCCGACGCTCTTTTTGACTCTGTAAACAACACAGTCTCTGAAGCTCGGGCGCTACAGAAGAAAAAAGCCGCTGAAAACGCGCAAGCCGTCATTGCATCGCTGCAAAAGATGAAGGGCGACTTGGAAGGCAAGTACGATGACCTCTATGGCATGCTGGAGCGTCGTATTACCAGCATACAAGATGGTCGCGACGGTATAGATGGGCGTGACGGTCGCAATGGTCGCGATGGTAAGGACGGAAAAGACGGCGCAGCAGGTCGTGATGGCCGTGATGGCGTGGATGGCGTCAATGGCATGGATGGTAACGACGGTATATCCATCGCGGATATACGTCTGGACTTCGATAATAGCTTAGTCATTACCCTATCCAACGGTCGTGAGATCAATGCGGGTGAAATACTCCCGCCAGACATTACCGACCGACTAAAAGTCATCATTAACCAAGGCGCATCGGGTGGTGGTAGTGGTGGCGGTACAAGTTTGCCAGACCAAACAGGCAATGCAGGTAAGTTCTTAACCACCGACGGAACCGACGCATCGTGGGGTACACCTGCCGGTTCGGGCGATGTGGTTGGCCCAGCATCTTCGGTTGATTCTGAACTTGTGCTGTTTAACAGCACCACTGGCAAATTAATCAAACGCGCATCGTTAACCGGTTTAGTTAAAGCTACATCGGGCGTCGCTTCCGCTGCTACTGCTGGCACTGACTATGTTGTACCAGGCGGCGCATTAGGTACGCCAAGCAGCGGCACATTAACTAATGCAACCGGTTTGCCTTTGTCTACTGGTGTGACAGGTACTCTTGCCGTTGCTAATGGCGGCACTGGTCAAACAACGTATACCGACGGCCAACTGTTAATTGGTAACTCAACGGGCAATACGCTAACCAAAGCCACATTGACGGCGGGTTCCAACATAACGATTACAAATGCCGCTGGGGCGATTACAATCGCGGCGTCCGGCGGCGGTGGTGGCTCTGGTGACGGTGGAGCGTATGCCTGGTTCTTATCTTGAGAGGTAAATAATGAAGACTTTAGTTTTAGATGCGACCACCATCAGCATTCAAGTGGCCATGTCTGGCGCAGCAGCCACGACCAACCCGACGTTTGTTTCCACTTACGCTGACAGTGCTGGGTCTGGCATTACCGAGGGCGCAACCGATGGCGCATTAAATGGTTCAACGGATGTAAGCGTTGTGCCAGCGCCGTCAGGGTCAAACCGCCGCGTAATTAAAGACATTACGATCTATAACGGCGACACCGCAGCGGTTACCTTATTTGTTAAGTACGACAACAACGCCACACAGCGCACAATCGCTAAAGTGACGTTGGCTGTCGGCGATACATGGACAACCGACGGGGTGTTTGATTCCAACGGTAACTTAAAAACAGTTATCGGCGCGGTTAGTTTAACAACGCAAGTCAGCGGCACTCTACCTGTTGGCAACGGTGGTACAGGCGCAACTACATTGACCGGTGTGTTGAAAGGCAATGGAACGAGCGCGTTTACTGCGGCCACAGCAGGAACAGATTATCTAGCACCACCAAGTGGCACAGCATTATTGAAGGCTAATAGCGGCGGCGCGTTGGCGAATGCTACTGCTGGCACAGACTACGTTGCACCCGGTGGTGCATTGGGTACGCCAAGTAGCGGTGCTTTAACCAACTGTACTGCTGATGGCACTGATGCTGTTGGATTTAAGAATGTACCTATTTCAAGTAAGTCTGCTGCATACACAACTGTGTTAGCTGATTCTGGCAAAGTTATATTCCACCCATCAACAGACGCAAACGCACGAACATTCACGATTGATTCAAATGCAAACGTGGCTTATCCATTGGGTACTGTGCTGACGTTTATCAACATGACTAGCCAAGTAGTAACGATTGCAATCACAAGTGACACAATGTATTTGGCTGGGCCGGGTACTACTGGCAGCAGATCACTCGCTCAGTACGGTATGGCATCAGCAATCAAGATGACCTCTACAACGTGGATCATTTCAGGATCGGGGTTGACCTAATGAGTGGCGTTCTTAATTTATTGTTGGCAGGTGCAGCGTCTGCAATTAAGGACGCTTACTTTAACCTGACCACGTTACTGCTCAACACTAGCAGCACTAACGGAGCGCAGAACAATACGTTCTTAGATAGCTCGACTAATAACTTCACGATTACTAGGAACGGTAATACTACGCAGGGAACATTTACGCCGTTTAGTCAGACTGGGTGGAGTAATTATTTTTCAGCTTCTCCATTTTTAAGTGTTGCTTCTAATAGTGCTTTTGATTTTGGAAGCGGTGATGCCACACAAGAAATGTGGATATACCCAACAGCAGCATCTCAAACTGGCGGTTTATTTGATAAGCGTTCTACTGGCTCAAATTACAGTCAATTTCCACAGATAACTATAGAGTCGGGTGTTTTAAAAGTTTATGTGTCGTACACAGGTTCTTCATGGGCTGTACAAATAACTGGAGCCACACCAACTCCAAACACTTGGACGCATATAGCACTAGTAAGAAGTGGTAATACATGGACGCTATATGTGAATGGAGCAGTATCAGGAACACCAGTAACTGCAAGTGGTAGTGTTTATGCTTCTTCTAATAGTTTGTGTATAGGAGCAGCAGCGACTGACGGAGGTAATCCATACACTGGTTACATTTCAAATGTTCGTATAGTTAAAGGCACTGCTGTTTATACATCAGCATTCACTCCAAGCACTACACCATTAACAGCAATCAGCGGTACGTCATTGCTGACATGCCAAAGCAATAGATTCCTAGATGCTTCATCAAATGCGTTTGCTATTACTCTTAATAGCACAGTTTCAGTCCAAGCCTTCAGCCCATTTGCTCCTACTGCTGCATACGATCCTGCTGTAGTAGGTGGTAGTGGGTATTTTGATGCAAGTGGAGATTATCTAACAGCTCCTAATAACGCTGCTTTTAATCTTGGAAGTAATAACTTCACTATTGAATGTTGGTTCTATCAGACTGCTAGTTCATCTAGTGGGTCTTTTATTAGCCAATGGCAATCAGCCAATGACCCAAATTCATCGTGGCAGTTAATGGCTTCTGATGGCTCTACATCAACTCCTACATTTACTTTTAATGTAAGCACACCAACAACCATAACAAGTAGCTCAACATATTCTCTTAATTGTTGGAACCATATTGCAGCAGTACGCAATGGTTCAACAGTTACGTTATATTTAAATGGTGCTTCTGTTGGTTCTAGCTCAATTGCTGGAAGCATTAGATCCGTAACAAATCCAGTTGGTATAGCAACTAGAGGTGGAAGTGCTGGAAATTTAAATTTTACTAATGGATATATTTTTGGTGCAAGAGTTGTAAACGGTACAGCAGTTTATACGACAAACTTTACCCCACCAACTGCACCACCTACGGCAATTACAAATACGGTATTACTTCTATCTGCCACCAACTCCGGCATCTTCGACTCTACTGCTAAGAATGATTTAGAGACTGTTGGCAATGCACAGGTAAGCACGACACAGGCGAAGTGGGGTACTACTAGCATGGCGTTTGATGGTACTGGTGATGCTCTTTTCATGCCATCTACTGCAACTACTCGTTTTGGTGCTGGAAACTGGACTATAGAATTTTGGTTTAGAACAACAACAGCAACAACAAGACAGATTATGCTTTGTTGGAACGCGATTGCTACGAATTATGGAGCTTGTAACATAAACTTTTTGGCTAATGGGAAAATAGGACTACAAATATCTGAAACTGGTTCCTCTTGGAAGTTTGATGATACATCGACAGGGTTAGGTTCAGCATTAAGCGCAAACACTTGGTATTACTTAGCTGTTACTAGGTCTGGAGCAACGGTGACTGTGTATATAGATGGTTCTTCAATTGGAACATATACATTAACGTCAGCAACTTCATCATTAATGACTAACGACACTAGAAATGTTGTTGGATCAAGTGCAGATTTAACTAATCAGCCTTTTAATGGTTATATTGATGATATTAGAGTTACAAACGGTGTAGCTAGGACTATCACTACCCCAACAGCAGCATTTCCCACCCAATAGGTGACTTATGTTTTCTAAAAACGGTTCTATTCCAAAACCTGAAACGGATGGCACAGAAGGCTGGATTGAAGTGGCTGATGCGCCTGAGTGTCCTGAAGGCAAAGAGGTAGTGTGGTGGTATCCACCAGGTTGGATTATTCGTGATCCTAAGCCAGAGGGCAATTGGTCGTGGAGTCAGTCTGAGGAACGGTGGGTTGAGTACACATTGCCAGAGATTGTAGATATACCAGCACTAGAATCCGTTCAACTAAGCACTATTTCTAGTACCGACTTTGGCGCATTGACCAGCTCAGACATTCCAGCACTATGACACCAGAGCTGCAAAAATACTACGAAGATAGATTCTCTATGATGGCCACTAAAGGGTGGCACGATCTAGTGGAAGACATTGACGAAATGGTGAATGCGTTAAATAATCTTTCTGCTGTTGAAGACGAAAAAAGTCTACAATTCAAGAAAGGCGAACTTTCAATTTTGCTATGGCTGAAAAACCTGAGACAGGTCAGTTCAGACGCTTATGAGGAATTAAATGCGCCGAATGTATGAATTTGCCTGTGAGAACGGGCATCGTATTGAGAAATTGGTTAGTTATGAGCTGACTCAAGTTCAATGCGAATGCGGAGGCAAAGCCGACCGCATGATATCTGCTCCAGCGTTTAGATTGGAGGGTTGGTCGGGGGCATTCCCGACTGCCGCAGCCCAATTTGACCGTAGGCATCGAGAAAAACTCGCTGCGGAGCAAAAAGCGAACAGATAACCAGACAACTGGCCTGTTTATGATCCTGGGAACCAAAAGATGGCAGGAAAAGGAAACCTAATATGTTGATTGACAAAGAAACTGAGTTGCCTTCTGAGTTAGAGACAGAAGAAGCCAAGCTAGACTCTACGATTGGTAATGACAAACCAGACCTTCCTGAAAGGTATCGGAATAAGTCTCTTGAAGACGTTATGAAGATGCACCAAGAAGCGGAAAAAGTCATTGGACGCCAAGCGCAAGAAGTCGGCGAAGTGCGGAAACTGGCAGATGAACTTATTAAGCAAAACCTCAGTTCTAGGCAGCAACCTATTGCAGAGGCAGAGCCGGAAGTGGACTTCTATGAAGACCCACAAAAGGCAGTTCGTAATACGATTGATAGACACCCTGACATCATTGAGGCTCGAAAGGCCGCATCGGAGTTAAGGGCGTTACAGACTCAACAAAAGCTGACTCAAGCACATCCTGATTTTGAACAAGTTGTTCGAGATGAGGGTTTTGTGAATTGGGTTAAGTCGTCACCGATTCGTTTGGATTTATTCAAGCGAGCTGATGCAGAGTTTGATTTTGATTCGGCGCACGAATTGCTGTCCACCTATAAAGAGTTGCGTGGTATTCAGACGAAACAAGCGAGCCAACAAGCATCAACGGATCGCCAAAAAACGATGAAATCCGTGCAGGTTGATAGCGGTGGAACAGGTGAGAGTTCAAAAAGAGTTTACCGTCGTGCTGACCTAATTCGGCTAAAAATGAATGACCCAGCCCGATATGACGCACTATCTGATGAGATTATGTCGGCGTATCAAGAGGGACGGGTCAAGTAACTTACTTTTGATCTAGGAGCATTAACATGGCAAATACAGCATTTTCCCCCGCAAATAGCGTAACGGTATCGAGCGCAGGTACCTTCGTTCCAGAAATTTGGAGTGATGAGATTGTTGCTTCTTACAAAAAGAATCTTGTTCTGGCCAATCTGGTCATGAAGATGAATTTCCGTGGCAAAAAAGGCGATGTGATCCACATCCCAGCACCAACCCGCGGTTCGGCATCGTTAAAAGTAGCAACTGATGCAGTGACTCTGATTGCTGCCAGCAACACTGAAGTACAAGTTAATATCGATAAGCACTATGAGTACAGCCGTTTGATCGAAGACATCGCCGAAGTT